CTTGGCAGACCACCGACAGGAACGATTGAATTGACTTTAAGTTGGCTCATAATTAACTAGGCTTTGGGTTGGTGTCTTTTACTTCTTTAATCGCAATGTACCATTCGCCTGTTTGTGCGTCTGCACCAAACTTGCCAGCAGCTACATCACGAAATAATTGATCTAATTGTTCTGAAATTTGTGGATAAGTTTTTACCCCAAAAGTTGTTCTATCACTTTTATATTTATTAGCAGCTTTTTCAGCAAGTACATTTGCTTCTTCTGTGTCTCTGGCTGCTTCTTCTTCTGCGGTAAAAGCAACATTTTGACCATTAATATTGCGGTATCGTGTCATTGTTTTACTCCATAAAGTGTAAATTTACCGCTAGTTATATTTCCAGTATCAGCAAAAATATTAACCCCAGTTGTCGCAGTATTCTCATTAACTCCACCACCAAAAGGATTGAATCTTTTATTTGAGCCTGTATCACCAAAAGAAAGTACACCATGAATTTGATGCCTCAAATTATTTGCGAAATTTGTCATATAAACATAACCAGAACAATCTTCATTAATTGTAGAACCACTATTATTGTTCCCTATACCATTTTGATTAAACCTATAGGAACTTGCACCTGTATGATTTCCGTCACCTCCCGTATCAAGTACTCTTGTTGAATATTCATTACTAGAAAATTCACCACTACTATTAATTATTCGCATACGCAAAGTAATACCATCAGTAGGAAATACTAATTGATTAAAAATAATTAAATACACTTCATAGGTATCAAAAGCATCTGTAATTGAGTTAGTGAAACTAATAATTGAAGAATTGCTTGCATTTGTTGTTTGTAGTTTTACAAAACTGCCTAGATTAGTGACATCGCTGCCATCAGAAAGATTTACAATTTTGTTAACTTTTAATGTACTCATGGCTTGGGATTAGCGTCTTTTACAGCTTTGATGTGAGTTGCCCATGTGCCAGATGTTGTGACAGTTCCAGCAACTATATCCTTATATAACATATCTAGCTGATCTCCAAATGAGGCATAAGTAGTCGAACCATCAGTTGTTCTATCTGTCTTGTACTTAACAGCAGCAGCTTCAGCGTCTAATGTTGTTCTTGCAGCCGTAATAAGACTGCTATCAAGCGAAATAGAATTACCGCTTGCATCAAAAGCACCTGTGCCATCGTCTATTGTTACAGCATTTGGGTAGGCTTTTCTTATAGCTTGATGATCTAATCCCATAGTCAGTTTTTAATTAGATTATACATGGAAGTATTCATGCTGACACCTCCATTGCTGTAACTGATGAAATCATCGAAGAATTAGTAGAATTATTAGTGGTATCATCAGCTTGATTTAAAATAAGTGTTTGAGTACTAGATGATGTATGTCTAAGTCTAAGTCCGTAAGTGTGGGCGTTTGTATCGGCGGGTGAATCCATAAAGATTATGGGTAAAGTGCTACAAAAACGAGAATTACTTTGAAAAATAGCAGCAGCAGTAACTCTTCCTTTACTACCATCAGCATCACCAATAGCATCAGTAAAAACACTGCCATCTTTATCAAGAACAAAATAGGTTGTTTGTCTATTTGCTACAATTTGATAAAATAACAAAATTTTAGAAGTACTTTTAATTGGAGTTATACTAACAGTTAAACCTGTAACAAGAGAAGATTCAGTTCCAGTGCCAACGCTTTCACTAAAAACATCTTTTTTTACTGTTTGTTTTACTTGAATTATTCCGCCACCACCGCCTGTCGGTACTCCCGCAACTGGTATTATGCTGTTGACTTTTAATGTACTCATAGTTTTATAATCTTGAACTAATTATATACACTTTTATACCACAGTCCATGTTTCCCCTGCACCGACTGTGACTGTAACGCCACTTTGAATTTCTATAGGGCCAAAACTTCCAGCATTTTTACCATTCGTTATCGAATAATTTCCAGTTATCGTTTGGTCATTTTCCCAGAAGATTTCATCAGTGCCATTTCCTACTGCCCCGCCTCCCGCAGCCGCCCAACTCAAAACGCCAGAGGCATTAGATACAAGAGCATAACCAGAAACTGATGCGTCAGTGGCTGGTAACGTCCAAGTTAAACTTGTCCCAACTGTTGCTGGAGCTTGAAAACCAACATAATGACTAGAGTCAGAATCAGCAAATCTTAAATCTGACTGAGCCTGTAAAGTTAATCCATTTTGGTCAAAAAATGATTTTTCAGTACCAGAAAATGTCAAACCAATTTGATTAGTTGCTTTTTTGAATAATCCAGTGGTGCTGTCTCCAAAGTGCAAAGCTGGAGCAGAGGCAGATCCAGCAGAGGCAGCCAGTACACCAGTAAGAGTGCCTCCTGATGCTGATAAAAAACCAAAATTAGTTTGACTTACATTACCCAGTTCAATAAAATCTGAATTTGCAGCGTTTCTGATTTTTAATAAATTGCTGTCTGTATTTATGTGTAATTGATAGGCTGCAAGATTAGCCGCACCAGATGGGTCGCCAGCGGCACTATTGACAGTCCTTAATGATTCAAATATATCTTTCATTGCTGTTCTAACAGCAGCCCCTGTTCCATTATCAGGTGAAAAATTGCTTGCAGTCTCTTTGCCAGTAGAATTAACTCTTGTCATTTACTTAGGCCCCCTTGCCATATCCTAACGCTTGAAA